TTCATAAACGTTTGGAAACGTGTATGCTCTGCCCGAGGGTACAGACGAGAATATCTCATCGGTGTACTCTCACAGACAAGGGGTTGCGGGACACCGCCACCCATTGTCCTTCTCCAGGCTAAGGTAAAATTCCTTAGAACAATTTCCCTGGAGAAACCGGCGATGTCCCCTACAATGAGGGCACTTCGACGGGCGGCGCTGCAGGAAGTATTAAAACTACTTCCCGACAGTGCATTTACAGGTCTGGCGACTAAGTCGCGAGTAACTGTAACAACCGCCGCATGCTGGGAAGAAACCCGGCGTGAAGGCGGTACCACAGAGGAGATCCGAAGGATCATACACTCTGGGGAGACCTGGGACCAGGTCCCCGTGAGGGACCTGGAGACAGGAAGTATCATCACTCACATTGATCGTGAAAGTGATGTTACTACCGGAGAACTTATATTCTGGTCCTGTTTGGACCAGGTTCTCCGTACACCACGGGAAGACCTGAAAGTGGCCTTCTTGACCGTGGTGAAGGAGCCGGGTAAAGCTAGAAGCGTTACCAAGGCTCGTGCTTGCTTAAAGGTCGTCTTAGACCTTGTAAACAAGTTATGCTCGGAACCCCTTGCAAAGGGAATCCGGAGCAGTACATCCGGGATGAGCGCAGCTAATCACGGATGGAACCTCTTCCTTGATCTAACTAGTCAAGAAATGAGGAACGAGGTTTTCAGCCTTTCAGAAAGAACTGAAAACCCTTACGAAGGATACGTCGAGAGGACAGACACCTTCGGAGACCTATTCATGTCATCAACAGACTATGAAGAGGCAACAGACCAAATGCAGCTAGAAGTTGCGTCTGATCTGGGAAATGCGTGGATGCTCAAGTGTGGCATTCCCGCATTACTACGTGGTATAGTCAACGAATGTTGTTTTACACCACGTACTGTGTACTTTCTGGCCCGAGGGCCATTAGTGCACATAGGTACCCCTGCCCCGGAGATCGGGGCTGACATCAGAAGGGTACCTCTTTCGCAAGGAGTCCTCATGGGGGACCCACTTACGAAGGTTATCTTGCATCTAACTAATGTAGTAGCAAGACATCTAGGAGCCAGGCTGCGTCAGCCTGACTTCTATAACTGTTTCGAAAACGGCAGTGCCGCCTACGAGACATTCCATAGAGCCGCCGGACTTTCCGACTGAACTATGACACATTCCGCCTACTAAAATTTTAGCGGTAGGATGTAACATAACGCCCCTTTCTGGGGAGCAATTACG